AACAGGGCGAGACGTTCATCATGCGCGATCTTCTCGCGAGTGCGATTTCTCGCGAGGCGGGTCACGACCCCTACGAGCTGGATTGGTGCGCTGAGTAATGGGCCAGCTAAAGGGTCTCTCGTTCCCGAAGCCGGGCCAGTTTGGAGTCTCGACGCAAGACACTGTCGCTGCGCCGGATACTCCGAAGCAGCTCGGTTCGCTCGCATCCAATGGCGTAATCGACGCGACGGGGAAGCTCTGCAGCCGCGAAGAGTTCGTGTTGCAGACCTCGGGCTTCACCGGCACGATAGACCAGATTTACAACCACCGCAACAACGACGGCACGGACACGATGCTGTCGGTAGCCGGCGGCATCGTCTACAGCGGCATCTCGACGCTCACCTCGCGCTTTGACTATCGCGCGGGCTCGCAGATCGTAGATGTCGGCGGCGCCAAGGCTGGCGCGACTGCTACGGGCCTTGCGAACGACGCTACGGCTTACACGTACAACATGGAGCCCGACGACGACGGGAACGCGCAGACGATCTCCGTCGTCGGTTCCGCGGCGCAGACGTACACGGATCTGCTCACAGAGATCAACGCGGACATCACTGGCGCGACTGTCGCGCTCGTCGGCGGGAATCTGAAGTTCACGAGCGCCACAACAGGCGCGGCGAGCAACATTACCCTTACGGCGGGCGGGGGCGGCACCAACCTCTTCACGACGCTCACGAGCTTCGTGGCCGTCCGCACTGCTACCGTCGGCACAGTGCTGCGTGATGGCTGGCAGTTCGGCACGCTGTCAGGTAAAATCTTCGCCGCGCAGGCGGGCCAGCATTTCACCTGTCTGAATGAGACGACCTTTGCTGTAGAATCAATAGTAGGGCAGCCGTGGACATCGAGCCCGAACGTCCTTCTGGCGGCGGACGGCAGGCTGTGGGCCGCGGACGACGCTGCCGGCGGCAACTCTTACACCGTCTGGTGGTCGGACCTGCTGGATGGCAAGACGTGGAACGGCGGCGACGCCGGCAGCCTCAACGTCCAGAACGTGTGGCCCGCGGGCCAGGACACGATAGTTGCGCTGGCTTTCATGTCGGGCCGCCTTGTGATCCTCGGCCGCCGCTCGATCCTGCTCTACCAGCTTCCTGCGAGCCACGACCCGGCTTCGATGGAGCTGGTCGACGTCATCAGCAACCTCGGCTGCTCGGCGCGCGACAGCGTGGTGATCGCCAACGGCGACCTCTACTTCCTCGCAGACGACGGCGTCTACAAGATCCCCAAGCTCGCGCAGACGATTTCGCTCTTGCCCGTGCCGGTCAAGATCAGCAAGATGATCGCCGACGACGTGATCGACACCTACGCCTCAGAGACGCTGACAGCGGTGCGCGGCGGCTACAACCAGAAGCAGCGCTTTTACGTGCTGAACGCGCCGGTCGCCAACAAGACTTTCTGCTGGCACGTCGACCGCGTGCTGCCTGATCCGATTGCCGTCCCGGCGGTCACGGATTGGACGAACACCGGCAATGCTTTCCGCGCGTTCGCCTCCGACAAGGACGGCAACTGGTATTGCGGGATGACCGACGGCATCGGGAAGTACACGGGATACACGACCGACGGCGGCGACAGTACCTACACTTTCGACTGGTACTCTCTCTGGGATGATTTCGACGACGAGACGAGGCTCAAGCACCTGAAGAGCTTCGCTGCCACGCTCGAGGCGACCGCTGCGCAGACCGGCACGTTCCGTTGGAAGACAGACTACGGCTCGACCGTGAACACCGTGAGCTTCACTTGCGGTGCCACCGAGTTCTCGAACGGCATCGGCAGCGTGTCCGGGTCGATCGGGCGCTCGTGCCATGTGGTTCAGGCTGGCTTCACGTTTCCGATCAGCGGCAACAAGATTTCGATCAATTCCCTGCGCGTCTTCGCGCAACCTGGGGCGACCAAGATCCGATAGAGGAAGCAGATGGCATACGACCCTCGCACAGGCATTCAATCGTTCGCGCAAGCCGATCCCTCGGCCGACGTGAACGCTGCTATCGACGTCCCCGAGGCGGTTGCTCCGTCCACGGCGACTGCGTTCGCGCCGAAACTCAAGCCTGCGGTGTCGTTCGACGACCTGTTTGCGAGCTACTTCCCGAATGCCGCCGAGCAAGAGCGGATGAGGCAGGAGCAACTGTACGACTGGTACAAACCTCCGAGCGACCGTGACAGGGGCATGCAACTAGCGGATAGCGCCGCGCGCTCCGGCAATCTGGAGGATTGGCTCTACGCTCTGGATTTCCGGATGCAGGAGCCGGCGCAGTACGACGACTGGGGCATGCAGACTCGAGCGCCTGGTGGCGGCTACGACGACATTCGCTACGGCTACCTTGGCGAGGACATGGTTCGTGGCCCGCTGGACCAAATCGCCGGCGCCGCTGGCGTCGAAGGTGTGGACTGGGCGCCGTATCTCGACCAGTATTGGCTTTCGGAGTTTCAGGATCAGACCGCTCACGGCCGTAAGCCGCTCGATATCTTCAGCCACCGTCAAGGTTTTGGCGACACCCTGCTCGGCGTGTCTGACCTCGCCGGCTTCGGAGACCTCGCCGCGCAGAACGTCGGCCCCGGCACCGATTTTTACGAACAGTACAACACTCTGCCGAACTGGGTAGAGAGCCAGAGGGATTCCGCGCGCAACAGCAGGGCTGCCGGGGTCGTGGCGATGCTTGCCGCCGGCCTTCTGGCGCCTTATATCTCGACGGCGATGACGCCTTCCGCCGGCGCGACGGCGGGCAGCACAGTCGCCGCCGGCGCCATGACGGGCGGGCTGACGGGCTTGCTGACGGGCGATCCGTTTGGCGGCGCGGTGCGCGGAGGGGTCAGCGCTTTCGGTTCCGGCGTCGCGGCGCCTGCGGCAGCAGAGGCGGTCGGCGCCGATGCCGAAGGGATGCTCTCGCGGATGGGCTTTTCCGGCGATGCGCAGTTCGGGGGCGTTGGCCTCGATGACGCCAAGCGCGTCAGCACGGCAACGGCGATGCCTGCCGCGATCCCTGAAGTTGACCCGACATTCGGTGGCGCGCTCTCGCAAATCGGCCCCGGCGCTTACGGCCAGTTCAGCGGCATGATGCCCCCGGCCATCCCAGAGGCACCAGCGGACCTTGCGCAGATGGGGCTCACCCAGACCGCGCCGGGCGTGTGGGAGCGGATGGGCGCCGCGGGCATGATCCCGTCGACTTCGCCGAGCTACGACCCGGCCGCGCCGGATATCGACGTGCAGGCACAAGAGCCCTCTCTCCTCGACAAAGCCGGCCGCTATCTGAAGCTGGGCCGAGCGCTCGCTAACTTGGGCGGAGGCGAAGGCGCCCCGCAGGATGCGCCGCAGCGCGAGGAAGGGCAGTCAGATGCCGACTTCGTGCAGAGCCTTGCTGCCTACGTGAACGTCGACGCGGGAGCCTTGGCTGAGATGGGCCTGACTCCGGGGACGCCACAATACTACGAGTACCTGATGGGCCAGATGGACAACACCCTCGCGGGCTACGAGGATGCGGCGGACTTGATGGGGCAACTGCGCGGCAAGACGCAAGACGAACTGACCAACCTGCGGCGGGCTCTCTACGTTCGCGGGCAACTCGATCAGCTCATGGGCTCGGGCACCTACACTGATCCGTTCACCGGCCTCGGCGAGGAAGTGATCGACGCCGGCGGCGCGGGCATCAACCCCGGCATGGCCGCTTACCAGCGGGGCCTTGGCCGCTCGATCGAAGGCTTCGCCGGTCTCGATCAGACCGCGCGGCGCGAGGAGATCGGCAGCTTTCTCGATCGTGCACCCGACCTGTACGGCGTGCAGGGGCGCATGGACGCGCGCTCCGAGCGAGAGGCGATGGTGCAAGCGTTCCTCGAAGATTTGAAGCGGCGCCAAGGCGGAATGCTCCGCGGCGCACCGCAGTTCTGGGAGTAGCAAAAATGGCAACCTACGACGATTTCTGGGGCAGGGCAGGTCCGGGTCTTCTCGACTTCGGGATGGGCGCGTACAACAAGCGTGCCGCGCAGAAGGAAGCCCAGCGCCGCCTCGCCGCGTCCCGCGGTCCGGTCTACGACCAATCGACCGATGCGGCGAGTAAGCTCCTCGGCGAGTTCGGCATGCTGGACGCCGACGCCTTGGCTGGCGATCGCTTCGCCGCGCAGGAAGAACTGCTCGCCGGCCCGCAGGCCAAGGACGAAGCCGACCTGATGCGCATGCTCCGCGCGAAGGGCATGCTGGGCGTGTCGAACTTCAACCCGGGCGTCGAAGGCATCACGCCCGATGGCACCGCTATGAATCCGCACATGGCCGCGTTCTACGCTGCGCGCAACGCCGACCGATCGAAGCGCGCTCTGGGCTCGCTCGACGAGGGTCAGAAGTTCGCAAGCGGGATGGTGGACCGCGCGGGAGCGCTACAGCGGGTCGGCGGCAACGCACAGGAGACTGGATTCCGGGCGGACGATAGGATTCCGTCGAAGTCGGCGGCGAACGCCGGCATGCTGAAGGGCGCCGTCGACATCTTCCGGCAGAACCCCGGTATCCTTAAGGACATCTGGGGCGGCGTGAGCGGTCTGTTCGGG